TATACGCGAACCAGCTGTATTCTTCGGACGCTCGGATACTTACGGCTACGTTCCGCCTCGAACCCTACGACCTCTCTACGTTCGAATGGAGCGACAAAATCTACCTCTTTGATACTTACTGGAGGGTACTCGAAATATCGGGATACGACCCCACCACAGAAGGAACGGTGACGGTGAAACTCCTGAAGATTCTAGGAACTATCCGGGATTGTACCTACATCCCGGCTACCGGACGGACGGGGAGAATTGAGTTTACCACGTCTACGGGGTCGGGTATCTTCACAGTGAACCGGACGTGTTGCGAGCGTTACGGCTTTATCTACGACGTTACCACGGCTTATTGTTACCAGCCATGACCCCGAAGGAGTTTCGAGTTAAAGGATGCAAGGACTTCGGTTATATTATCGATGCTCTGCACCTTCTGAAGAAGCCGCGCCGTCCTGCATGGTATAAGGTTTTAGATGTGGTGCTGGCATCACTGGTTTTCTTCGGCTGGTATGGCCTTTTGTTGTACGTGATATACCGCCTATTCCATGGCTAAAAAACAAGAAGTAGTAGTCGAGGTTAGCGCGAAAACGAATAAGCTAGACGACGCGTTAAAGGCCTCGGAAGAGGCATTCGACAATCTAGGGGACTCCAGTAAAAAGGCCCTCGAAGGGGCCGACCGGCTTACGGGTGGGCTGGCGTCTGGTCTCTTTAAGGGCGTAGCTGGGGCGCGGTCTTTAATAGGTTCTATGGGCCTTCTAAAGGTCGCTCTGATTTCTACGGGAATCGGGGCTATCGTCGTGGCTGTAGGAACCCTTGCGGCCTACTTTACCCAAACGGCGGAAGGGGCGAAGTTGTTAGAACAGGGTTTGAATATGCTCAAATCTGCCTTTACTGTACTGCTCGAACGTGCGGCACAAGTAGGCGGGGCTATCGTTAAGTTCTTTCAGGGTGATTTCCAAGGCGCAGCGGAGGATGCTAAAAACGCGGTTAAAGGTATCGGCGAGGAAATCAAGAAAGAAGTAGCGATAGTAAATGAACTTACGCAGGCTACCCAGAAATTACGTTCTTCTACTCGAGAACTCACCGTAGAAACGGCAAAACAGCGGGCGGAAATTGAGCGACTAAAGAAGATTTCAGATGATACTACTTTAGATATTGACAAAAGAATACAAGCCGCAAAACGGGCCGCTGGCATTGAACAACAATTAGTAAAACAAAGGTTAGCAAATGCCCGCGAAGAATTGCGGTTGCAACTCGAGGCCGATAAACTGACAAACGAAAGCGAAGAGAGTTTAGATAAAGTAGCGGAGTTGAGGGTACGGGTCTACGAAATTGAAAACGAATCTCTCTCATTACAGACCGAACTTCAGAACAAACTAAACGGCCTTCGGGCGGAGGCGCTAGCCCTCGAGAATGAACGTATAAAAGCGGCACAAGAGGCACGGGCCGAGGAACTGAAGACCCTACAAGAGACGAACGCCGCACTTCAGGCAGGCCGGGCCGGAGTTAGCCAGTTCGCGAACGACTCCAAGAAAACTATTATAGGAACTACGCAGGAAATCCGAGAATCGGATAACAATTACCTGCACGACTATATCAAGATTCAGAACCAGAAGGCGCAAAGCACGCTGAATTTTGCGAATACGACCCTTCAGGCCGTTTCTGCTCTGAACGACGCGTTTACGAAGGGCGACGAAAAGCGTGCCGAACGTAACTTTAAGATTTCGAAGGCTATTTCTTTGGCCGCTGCGATTATGAATACCGCCGAAGGTATCACGGCGGCCCTCACGGACAAAACGCAACCGTCTACAATCCTGCGACTCCTTCAGACGGCGGCTGTAGCGGCTACGGGTATTGCACAAATTGCAACAATTAGCAGGCAGAAGTGGCCGCCCTCGGAAAGCACCCCTAGCCTTTCAGGAACCGGAGGCGGAGGTATGGGAGGAGGTTCAGCCCCTCAAGCCCCGCAGATAGACCTTTCCTTTATGCGCGGAAGCCAAACAAGCGGGTTTAAGAGTTACGTACTCGCTTCGGATGTCTCGAACGCCCAACAAGCGAATCAAAAGATAAAAGAACAAGCTAGCCTAGTAGGATAATGGAAATTTTCGAACTCGTAATCGACGAACAGGCCGACGCGTACGGCATTCAGGCGATTTCTTTGGTGGCAGACCCTGCTATCGAGGCGGACTGGGTAGCCCTTTCTACCCAATACAACTTCCAAACCACCGACAAAGAACGGCGCGTGGTTATGGGGCCTGCTCTGATTCCCGACAAACCAATTTACCGGCGGAAAGACGAACAGGAGTTCCATATCTGGTTCTCGAAGGAGACCGTACGCAAAGCGATGGAACTCTATTTCAAGGCAGGCAACCAGAACCGCGCTACCCTCGAGCACGAAGTCCCCTTAAATGGAACTACGGTAATAGAGTCGTGGATTGTCGAAGGGGAACAGGACAAAAGCCGTATGTACGGTATGAACGTCCCGAAAGGAACGTGGATGGTTTCGATGAAAATCGATTCAGACGCTATCTGGCAGGAATGGGTAAAAGAAAACCGAATCAAAGGCTTCAGTATCGAAGGGATGTTTACGCGGAAAGTCGATTTATCGGCAGATTCGTTCCTCGGAGAACTCGAAGAGATTCTAGAGGACGTCCGCGCGGAAGTGGCTTCTGTCAAGAAATGACCTTGCAAATGGTTAAACCCTTAAACCCTATAACTCAATGAACATTAACCAAAGAGTTGCGGCCCTGTTTTCCAAGTACAGCGCTATGCTGTCGGAGGAGAAGGTCGCACTGGCTACCGCGACGCTCGAAGGAGGTCAGGTAATCCAAACCGAAGCCGAAGAGTGGGCTATCGGCGTTCCCGTTTTCGTCGTGAATGACGAAGGGGAACAAATCCCCCTTCCAGACGGAGACTACACCCTCGAGGACGGAACGAAGTTCGTCGTAACCGAAGGCGCTATCGCAGAATGGGTAATGCCGGAAGTCGAGGAGGTGGAAGAGGCGAAAGAAGAAGAAGAGAAGATGAGCGAAGTTCTCACCCGCGAAGAAGTCCAGTCTATGATTTCGGAGGCTATCAAGTCTATGAATCAAGAACTGAAGAAGGTTTCTAAAGCTATCGCAGAGCGCGACGCGCAAATCGAGAAACTCGGAAAGACGGCTACCCCGGCAATCCGTAAGGCCCCAGTTCAAAAAGAGGTAAAACCCCTCAACCTTTCAAACCACTCCGTAGCGGAGCGCGTTGCAATCATTCAAAACCACTTTATGCAGTAATCATGGCAGATGCAGTAATTACCAGTAACTACGCAGGGAAACAAGCGCTTCCCTATGTAGCCCCCGCGATTCTCGCCGCAGACTCAATCGCAAACAACTATGTCACCGTACTGAACAACGTACGAGGAAAGGCTCAACTGCGGAAGTTCTCCGGTAGCCAAATCCGTTCGGCTACGTGCACCTTTACGACGGGCACGGCTTTGAATCTGGAGGATATTGCGTTGACATTGACCGACCTCCAGATTAACGACCAAATCTGCAACAAAGACCTGCATTTGGCGTGGGAGTCCGAGCAGATGATTGGTGCTGCGGCTCCGGCTCCGGCGGACATGAAGGCAGCAGCCGCCCAGTACGTCGCAAAGCGTGCCGCGGAATCTATCGAGTTCAATATCTGGCAGGGTAACTACAACATCGATGCAGGTCAGGCGACGGGTGCTACCTATACCGCGTTCAACGGTCTGCTCCGTCAAATGGTTTTGGCTTCGCCGACCTACGAAGCAAACTTGACGGCCGCCCTGTCTGCGGGAAACATCATTGCCAAACTTCAGGACCTCGTTACTGACCGTTGCCCCCCGGTTCTGCGTGGCGATACTACGGCTATCATTTACATGAGCCGTTCCACGAAAGCCCTGTACTACTCCGCTCTCGCTGCTACCTATAACCTGCCGTACCTCGCAGAAGGTATGGCCGATAAATACGCAGGTCACACTATCGTTTGCCCCGGCGGTTTCCCGAATGACACGCTTTTGATTTCGCGTGTTGAGAACCTGTACGCAGGCACTAACCTCCTGACCGACCTCACCGAGGCGGCAGTTCTCGACCTCATGGGCGTGACGGGAGACGACGTTACCCGCGTTATCATGAAGTTCGCTTTCGGCACGCAGGTAGTAGACCACGATTCGTACGGCTTGCTCCGTCGGACCACGTAATAACAACCCGATAGAAGGAGGGGGCTAATAGCCCCTTCCTTTTGTCTTTAATCCCAAAATCAATGGCTTGTAATATCACAATCACGGGACGGGGATACCCCTGTAAAGACGCTATCGGGGGTGTACGTCGCTTCTGGGTTAAGACCTTCGAACCGGACGGCTCCAACTGGGGCACGGTTACGGCGGGTGCTCTCGCAGGTGCGGCCGAGGCAATTACCGTCTACTCTTTCCAGCTGACGAAGAACACGGCTTCGTTCGTCCAGACGATTAACGCGTCTATGGAAACGGGGAACGTCTTCTATTCTCAGGTTCTCGAGGTCACGATTCCAAAGATGGAAGCGGCGGTTAACGCCGAAATCGCAGACCTGATTAAGACGCGTCTTTGCGTTATCGTAGAAACCGCCAACGGGGAGCGTTTGGTTATGGGTCTTCTGAACGGCGTAGACGTTACGGGAGGCACGATTACGGTAG